TACCTATTATCAACATCCCAGGATGTGTAGAGGCACACGAACTGGATGAAGGTAAGAATGAAAATTTAACAAAGGACGATCCTAAAGGAGCGAAGGTATATTGTGATGCACAAACTCCTTCGTTTACTCCTATTGACTATGCTCCTGAAGGGTTGACATTCTCTGGACCACCAGTAGAACCACCTAAGTTTGAGAACAAACAACCAGAGTTAAATGTTCCTGAGACAAAAATCCCTAAGACAGAGACTCCTAAATGTCCTACTAGGGCACAAGAATTAAAAAACCCCATAGGAAAGATCCTAGAGGGTAATAAAAAGATTGTTGCTTACGAACTCGTAGGCAAAGAATGTATTGAAGTAACAGAGAAACTTAATCTTCAACAACAGATTGTAGAAAACATCCCTTCAGCAGGGTTAGTAGTTACTACAGGATCTATCGCCGCAGTTGCTGCCACCTCTGCACTGCTCGCAAAACCGCTTGCTGATCTTCTTTTGAGAGTGGTGAAACCTGCTGTGAAGAAGACTGTTCAGAAGATTGGGATTGCTTTTGGGAAGGTTCCAAAACTTCAGTCACTACGGGACCGCCAAGATCATCAGCGGATGAGGACTCGGGCACTGAGAGAACTTCGGAAGATGAAGAAGAGGTAGTAGGAAGTTGTTGAAGTATGTGGTTATGTTGTGGTATATGATTCACATTCATAACCAATACATCGGAGCATACAGCATAATATTTTGACCCAGGTTTGAACATAATTCCTGCCTTCATCAATTCACCACAATTCTTGAGTCTCGCGATCTCAAAATCTAATCGCTTGTTAGCAATTAGTTGTCTCTGCATATCATTCTGTGTATTCGCTGCTCTCTTACAATCCTCTTGTGCTTTCTTATCAAGTGGAATAGACCACGTAGCACTTACACCAAGAGATAGGTTATATGTATCCTTCTGTCCTGTTCTTACAGGAACTTGATATAACACTGAACCAGGATTGTCTGGTGCTCCATCATCATTTAGATCTCGCATATCATATACATTATCCCACCATTCATCTTCCCAAGGTTTCTGTCCAGATGCACTACCAGTGACAAATGGTGTGATGTTAAGTGTACTACCTTGACACTGAATACCATTACCATAAGTGTTGGTAATATATGGTCCTTGTAAAACCTGAATTGCCTGATTGGTCACTGAGCCACTGCTATTTGCGATGGGCGCTGCAGTAGCAGATACACCACCAACAGTCTCTGCACGCAGTGGTGTTGACAATAAAGATAGAGCAACTGCTCCTACTGTTGGAAGATAGAAGTTGTGTCGGTTACGCTTGTAACCTCGGTTACCCTTTGAATAATAGTTTGGTTTTGCAAACCAGGACCTGAATAGGTCTCTGTAAACTGGAATGCCTGTCCTACATTGTTCTGAGTCCAGTTTGGTTTTTGATTTACATTTAGTCCTGTCCATTTTGAAGTCACACCATCAATAGTTTGAGTTTCACTTGTAACACCTGGTGTCATAGATGCACCATCGTGTTTTACGTTTGTACCACTGACTGAGTAAACCCACCCTGTAGCATAATCCATCGAGTTGATTGTCTCAGTCACCTTAGAAGTAGTCTCAGTATGAGACGTCATCGATCCTTGAGTAAAATTAGGCACCACAGGCACTGCTATCACTGGAGTTCCAGCGAATGTAAACAGTGCCAAGATGACTAGTTTTAGTCTCATCAGTCTTACTGTCCGATAGTGATCTCGGAGACAAACTGACCCACAGCACTAGTACCCGCTCCGCCTGCGGTTAGTGCCATCGTTCCTGAGGTATCGATTGTACCTGCTAGTGTGTCTTTTGTGCCTGCGGCAGTAGAAGTCTGATTACTGAAGTTTCCAACAGCACCTACTGTCGGTGCACTACTGCTTAATGCGTCCCCTTGATAGAATGACTGAGTAAAGCTGAAACTTTCCCCTGCAGTTGCTTGGGTCGCTGACAACGTAGGGATCGCTCCAACGCCTGAACTGATGGTAAGAGAACCAATAGATGACGTAGCAGATCCACCACTAGGTGTGTATTGTGTAGTCACATTATTACCACTTACACTGTAAGTAGTACCGACACGCTGTACATTTGTTGCTGCCGCGTCCACAGTAAGTTGTACTGAAGAAGATAATTTATGTGTAACATCGGCATATGCAGGTGCCGTCATCAAACTCATAACAAAAAGCATCGCTGCTCTTTTCATTTTGCTCTAAAATACGAGGTCTATGTAAGCCTATTTAGCGTCGTATAAACTGTACATATGATACCGTTTTAACCGAACCCCAAATCCATTGCTATCATTATAAATATTGATGTCGCCTTCGGGGACAACACACAAACTCTCGCTTTTAAGGAGCAGTACAAATGAACCATTTCACATCAAGTGATCTAGATAAAATCCTACAGGCATCTAGGTCATACTCAGTCGGACTCGACAACATCTTCCACAGACTAGAGGCACGAGCACTAGCGGATCACGAGAAAACATCCTATCCTCCATACAATCTGATCAAAGAATCAGAAACTAAATGGAAGATCGAAGTAGCACTAGCAGGATTCAAGAAGGAAGAGTTCGAGGTCGCAACAGAAACTAACGTCCTATCAATCAGGACAGTCAAAGAGAAGAACGATGACCACAGAGGATACCTACACAAAGGTGTAGCGAAACGTACCTTTGCTAGGACATTCACACTCTCAGATGACGTAGAGATTGGCAGTGTTGATTACCAAGATGGTCTTTTGACCATAGAACTTAACAAAATCGTACCTGACAGTCACAAGAGAAAGGTATATAATATTGAGTAGTCGCTATGACGAATGAAAAAATTGCTATCGAACCCAGTAGTACACCTGATTCTGATCTTCGGTGGAACATTGGCACTTATTGAGTTTGTTCATACAAAAGCACATTTTCATTACGAAGTTGATGTTCACGGTTACGTGAAACAATACTGTGCTAAGAATGACTGCTCACAATTTGTTGATGACTGGTAGCATATATAATGTACAACTGAAGAGACCCTCGGGTCTCTTTTTTTTATGGAGTTTTTTTAATGAATCACTATGTGAACTGTGCTCCAAGGGGGAGCACTGAGTATGAATCGATCACACTAGATGTTCCTTCACAAAATGTCGATGAGGTGCTACAATACGCTAGGACGCTTGCCGACGAACATAACGTGAGTGCAAGAAGAGCATTCGCAGACATCGTTCGTGGTGTTTACAATAACCTAACAGAAAATTATGACCGTAAAAATCGTAAGAATGATCAACGGAGAAGACGTAATCGCTGATGTGCAAGAAGCGTATCCAGAGAAGGATTCTTACTCTCCTATTGGATATTTTATGAAGGATCCCTATCAGGTAAACCTGCACGCTGCAGCAGAAATGCTATTCGAAGGGACACAAGAGACACCACAAAAGATTAACGATCTAAACTTGGAACTATTCCCTTGGATCCCATTGTCTTCGAATAATGCTACACTAGTAGTATTGAGCAACGTCGCTACAATCTACAATCCACACCCTGAGGTGGAATCAAAATGGAAAACTTGTATCAAAGGTAATGACACCACTAAAGATAATCCTTCTTAAGGATCATACGCACCTAATGGGTGCAGTCACAGAACTAGATGAGGAACCCTCTTACCTTATCTCTGACTGTATGAAAATTGAAGAAGGAGAATACAAGAGGTATCCCTTCTACACGAACCAACGTGACATCTTCTTGACTTCTGACGTGGTTTTGACTATAGTTGAACCGTCTGAAGAGACCGTAACCAACTACAAGAAGGCACTTTGAGTTCAGTCTATACAAACGTAACACTGCTAGGTGATGCTATCCTCTGTCGTGGATATGAGGATGGTGTCCCTATTTCCTATAAGGAAATCATCAAACCTACACTCTATGTTCCATCACCGAAAGGTAAGTGGAAGACTCTTGATGGCGAGAAGATGGCACCTGTCAAACAAGACGGTGCTAAACGTGCTCGTGAGTTCATCGAGAAGTACAAAGGTGTTGAAGGGTTTGAGGTGCACGGTTACGAGAGATTTGTATATCAATGGATCTCAGAGAAATACCCTCACGATATGAGGGCAAACCTAGAACAGATGAAGATCTATACGATTGACATCGAGGTTGCCTGTGAGAACGGTTTCCCTGACACTGAAGCGTGTCAAGAAGAGATGCTGCTGATCACTATTAAAGATCTTAGTAGTGGTAAGTACATCACTTGGGGTACACGTGAGGCAAAGATTGACACAGAGTATCGTGTCTTCTTTACTGAACAGGAGATGTTGTCTAACTTCCACACTTGGTGGGTAGAGAACACTCCAGATGTGGTGACTGGTTGGAACTGTAATCTGTACGACATCCCCTATATCTGTCGTCGTATTGAACGTGTGCTAGGTGAGAAGTGGCAGAAATCACTATCACCTTGGAACAAGGTCAATATGCGTGAGGTATTCATCAAGGGACGTAAGAATCTTTCTTACAATATCCTTGGAGTTAGCATTCTGGATTACCTTGATCTATACCGCAAGTTTACATATACCAATCAGGAATCATATCGTCTTGACCACATTGCGTTTGTCGAACTAGATGAACGTAAGTTAGATCATAGCGAGTTTGAAAACTTCAAAGCGTTCTATACTGAGGACTGGCAGAAGTTTGTTGAATACAACATCCACGACGTTGAACTAGTAGATCGTCTTGAGCACAAGATGAAACTACTAGAACTCGCTGTGGTTATGGCATACGATGCCAAGGTAAACTTCGAGGATGTTTACTCTCAGGTTCGTATGTGGGATACACTCATCTACAACTATCTGAAGGAGCGTAAAATCTGTGTCCCTCCAAGACAAGAGAGCAACAAGAACGATAAGTACGCAGGAGCATACGTCAAAGAACCTGTCCCAGGTCTATACGATTGGGTGGTTTCGTTTGACCTTAACTCTCTGTATCCTCATCTCATTATGCAGTATAATATTTCGCCTGAGACCCTCCTCGACAAGCGTCACCCCACCGCCTCTGTTGATGGATTGCTCAATCAAGAAGTATCCATCGGGAGTGGAGATTACTGTGTGTGTGCCAACGGAGCACAATACAGGAAAGACATCCAAGGATTCCTCCCTGAGATGATGCAAAAGATCTACGATGAACGTGTGATCTATAAGAAGAAGATGATCAAGGCGAAGAAAGAATTTGAGAAGACTGGTAACAAAAAGTTACAAGATGATATTTCTGCCTTCAATAATATACAGATGGCGCGAAAGATCCAGTTGAACTCTGCATATGGTGCTATCGGTAACCAATACTTTAGGTATTATAACCTAGCGAATGCTGAAGCAATCACTCTTTCTGGGCAGGTTTCAATCCGTTGGATTGAAAATCGTATGAACGACTACCTAAATAACTTACTCAACACGGAAAAGGAGGATTATGTCATTGCATCTGACACTGACTCAATCTATCTTAACCTTGGACCTCTTGTTGATAAATTTTTTAATAGTAAGTCTGGCGATAAAGCAGCAGTTGTGGGGATACTTGACAAGATCTGCCAAGAAAAGATTGAACCCTACATTGATAAGTCTTACGCGGACCTCGCGACGTATGTATCGGCGTATGACCAAAAAATGAAAATGAAGAGGGAGACCATTGCCAACAAAGGTATATGGACTGCCAAGAAAAGATACATTCTCAATGCCTATGACATTGAAGGAGTCA